GACAGCATCCCGCTCTTCCCACACACATTCGAAGTCGAGGTGCCGGATGGTGAGATGATCGCTGAGCGCGTTGCGGGCATCCGAGAGGCGAAGCAAGAGGTGCATCTCGAAGCCGCCAAGCGCATCGCGGCGCTGGACGAGTTCGAGCAGAAGCTCCTCTGCCTCACTAACGAGGTGGTGGGATGAGTGCGCTCGAATGCCTGGTGACAGGAATTACGCTCCACTGCGAAGGCTGCTGCTGGCCGGCAGATCTTTTCTACCTCAACGGCACTTTAATCGTGAACGTTGCGGGTGAAGGCAGGGTCCGCCCGTTGCGAGAGGGAGAGAAGGTTTTCTCCTTCTCCGGCGATCACGAAGATTACTTCGAGCTAAGGAACGTTTACGTGTTTACAGGGCCAGCGGAGGGTTATCTCAACCAAGCGGCGCTGGACTACCTCGAGCGAGGCTATAATGTCTGAGCGCCCACCATTCCCCGCTGTCCTCGACAGCACCCTCATCGCGGCGTTCAGAAGCTGTCCGCAAAAGGCCTTCCAGGAATTCATCCTGCATTGGAAGACCAGGGATCCCTCGGTGCATCTCCATGCAGGCGCCTGCTTCGCCCACGGGTTGGAGGTCGCCAGGACAGCCTTCTACGTCGAGGGGAGGGACGCGGAGACCGCGGTGGCCCTGGGTCTCAACGCGCTGGTGAAACAGTACGGCGACTTCGAGTGCCCCGCGGACTCGGCGAAGTCCCTGGACCGAACGGCGGGGGCACTGGAGTATTATTTCTCCCGATACCCCCTGGAAACGGATCGAGCGATTCCGATGACTCTTCCTGGGGGGAGAAGGGGAATCGAGTTCTCCTTCCTCGAACCGCTGGAGATCCTCCACCCCGAGACGGGAGATCCGATCCTCTACTCAGGCCGCATGGACATGATGGTGGAGTATGAAAATATGTACCTGGGGGAGGATGATAAGACTGCCTCCCAACTCGGCGCAAGCTGGCCGCGGCAGTGGGATCTCCGGTCGCAGTTCACCGGCTATGTCTGGGGCGCACAGCGGGCGGGGATTAAGCTCGACGGCTTCCTCGTCCGTGGCGTCTCGATCCTGAAGACGCGCTACGATACCCTGGAGGCGATTACCTATCGGCCCGCCTGGATGATCGAGCGGTGGTATGAGCAGGTCCACCGCGACGCCAAGCGGATGATCGAGTGCTGGGAGACCGGCCAGTGGGACTATAACCTGGATCACGCCTGCGCAGAATATGGCGGGTGTATCTTTCGGGGAGTGTGCCAGATGCGAAACCCCGAGCCACTGCTGCTTCAGCAATTCGAGCGGCGGCGGTGGGATCCAGTAATGAGGACGGAGACGCTGCTATGAGTTCATCTTTCTACACCATAGAGCGTTCTGCGATGCTCCGTCTTAACGACGAAAGCTATCTTGCAGAGTACCAAATCACGGGAACGTGCTACCACGATCCTGGGCGCGTCTCAGGGCCGCCGGAGGATTGCTATCCGCCCGAGTCCAGCTCGGAGGTGTCGGAGGTTGAGCTCCTCCAGCTCTACCGCGATGACGATATGAACTACGAGCGGGTTGAGGATCTCGTGATCCAGGCGGCGGCGCTGGCTGAAATCGACAAGCTCCCGCTCGACGAGTATCTGCTCGAGGAGTGGATGGCCGCCGAGGCCGATGGCGAAGATGACGAAGAGTAGCGGCAATGCGACTCTCTCCACGTTTGAAGACGAGCGACTTGCCTCGGCCATTGAGGTTTACTGCTGCGGTGCTGAGGGCGGCGGGTCTGCATTTTGGCCTCACATCGCTTGGTTCTGTGAAGAGTGCGGAGAGCTTTGGAAGCGAGAAGTCTACGACTATCACTTCGACTACTGTCCGCGACCAGCGGGAAGGTGGAAAGTCAGCTCCGATCTCTGCCCCAAGTGTACCAGGCGAATCTTCGCCGAGCTTATAAAGGAATTGGAATGACTGACACCGTAGCCCTAATTGGGCCGAAAGTTACCCTCATGGGCTTGGGAGGCACGGGGAAAACCTATTCCCTCGGCACCCTAGCCGACTGGTGCGAGAAGAATAAGTTTGAACTCGCGATCCTCTTCACCGAGCAGGGACTGGAATCCTTCCTCGGGTACTTTCGGGATCATCAGCGTGAGCCGCCGCCGTGCGTCTACTGGCATCAGCAGATCACGCGCCCGGTGTCTCTCAAGGCGCTGATGCAAACTGCCGACAACATCGGGAAGCTCAGCTACGAGGCCCTGGCGAAGTCAATCGACGTGAATCGCAGCGGGGAAAACAACGCCTTCTGGAAGATCCTGGGGTCGTGCAGCGACTTCGTCGATGATCGAACGGGGAAGAAGCTCGGGCCGGTAGACGCCTTCCCAGCGAACAGGGTCTTCGCAATGGACTCTCTCACCGAGACGGCTAATGCGGCGATGAAGATGCAGATTGGAGCGCGTCCAATGGCTTCACCAGGCGACTACGGCGTGGCGCAGAATAGCCTGATGAACTTCCTCCGCCTCTGCACTCAGGGAATTGACTGTCCCTTCGTAATGACAGCGCACGTGGATAGGGAAATCGACCCGGTTACGCAGTCTACGAAGATCATGATCAAAGCGATAGGGAAGGCGCTGGCGACGGAGATCCCTACGCTATTCTCCGAGGTGATCTACACTACGCGGGAGGCGGATAAGTTCTACTGGGACACCGCTGCCTACGGGGTGGATACCAAGACTCGGAGCCTCGGCATCCGGGCAAAGATCGAGCCGAACTTCGCCGCCATCTTCGACAAGTGGAAACAGCGCGCTGGGCTCTAGAAAGATTTGAGGCCCCGCGTGATCAGCCGCCTTGCCACCGAAAGGAATCGGCGGAGTCGACTTGGTTGACTGGCGCGACGGGGCCTCTTCCTAAAGGAACTAAATGAATCAAGCTGATTTTACCGCCCTCTTCATCGCTACGCACGAGGCGACCCACCAGCTCCTCGTGGTGAAGGGAGGAGAGTACGCGGGAAGTGAGGACCGCCTGGCGAACTTCAAGCGAGGCTCCAGGCTCACCGGGACTACACCTCTCCAAGTCGCGTTTATCTATGCATCAAAGCATTATGATGCGGTGGCTACGTTCATCAGGAACGAGGCCGGGGGTATCCCGCAGCAGCTCTCCGAGCCAATCGAAGGCCGGCTGGATGACCTGATGAACTACTGCCTGCTGATGAAGGCGCTGCTGAGGGACCAGGAATGATCAGCGATGCGGAATTCTTTGCCCGACAGTTTGCCCTAATGACTGTTTTAACTGGACACCTAACATGAGCCGCCGCCAGCATACCGTCCTGATCGCCCAGGTCCGCATCCCCATCCCTGCGGGGAAAACCCAGGCGCAGACGCACGAGCTTCTCCGCAGCGCGATCGCACTCGGATTCCCTTCCTACGCTGCGCAGATTCAAGTCAAGCTAACCGGAAGAGAGACCACTTACCTATGAGCACTATCAAAATCGCCGACATCGTAGCCGCCATCCCGTTCGGAACTGAGGGGAAGAAGCGCTACCGCACCGTAGGCGCGCTGCTGAAGCACTCGATCAACGACAGCTCGAAGGGGCCGGGATTCACTATCTCCCTCGACGCGTTCTTTAACCCTGCCGGCTGTCCCATCAACCACGACGGGACAGTGTATCTGAGCTGCTACAACCCCAAGCTCAGCGATGAAGGGCCGGCGCGGAGGCCCGAGACGCCTATTCGAAGGCCTGCGTTGCCCGCCTTCGACGGCTCCGACGACGACATCCCTTTCTAAAAACGCCGTAAGCTGGAGCGTTAAATCCAGCCAAATTCATCCACTCTTAGGAAAATCTATGACATCAGCATTTGATCCCAGCGTATTCCTCGACGCGCAGATTACCGAGGCGAATGAGAAGCGTCCGCCGCTTCCGGCGGAGAATCCCGCGACGCCAGACGGACTCTACCTCGCAGTAGTCGGCGAGGTTAAGACCGCTGCCGGAACCGTCGAGAAGGGAGATCGTGCAGGGCAGCCCTGGGTCTCCATGATCGTACCCCTGCGGATCCAAGTTCCCGCGGAGGTTCAGGCCTTGGGAATCAACCCCGAGCTGACCCTCTCCGATCGGGTTTTCCTCGACCTGACGCCGCAAGGCAGC